CAAATTTACTGTAATAAATAAACCTAGATTATAGTAAATGCGTGCCAGTACAAAGACTTAGTAGAGGATTTAAAGACTTAAGTGCTAGTTTTCAAACTAACCCACTTAGTAATGATCTCATAGCGCTAAAGAATGAATCATCAATAGCACGCTCAGTTCGCAATCTAGTATTAACTATACAAGGAGAGAGACCCTTTCAACCAGCTCTTGGTACAGGGGTCAATAATCTTTTGTTTGATAATATGGATAAGTTAACTGCTTCTGCCATTCGTTCTGAATTAAGAACTACCATTGAAAACTATGAACCTAGAGTAGAGATTAATGAAATAATAGTTGAACCTGATTTTGAAGGTAATGCCATGCATGTAACTCTACAATACTTTATTATTGGTATGGATGTGCCAGAACAAGAACTCACCTTTGCATTAGCACCCACAAGATAAATGCCTTTAGTTAACTTTAGCAACGTAGATTTTGATGAAATCAAAGAGTCCCTTAAGGACTACTTGAGAGCTAACTCCAACTTCACTGATTATGACTTTGAAGGATCTAATCTATCTGCAATCATAGACACCCTAGCATATAACACATATATCTCATCATATAATGCTAATATGATAACCAATGAGGTTTTCATTGATAGTGCCACTCTCAGAGAGAATGTGGTATCTTTAGCACGCAATATTGGTTATGTACCTAGATCTAGAAAGGCAGCAGTAGCAGATATATCCTTTAGTGTTAATGCTTCAAATACAAATGCAGTTACATTAACCCTTAAAGCAGGTATTGTACTGACTACATCTGCCCAATTTGGTGGAAATAGTTACACTTTTACCATTCCTGAGGACATAACTGTACCTGTAACATCAACAGGCGTAGCATTTTTTACAAATGTTAAAGTTTATGAGGGAACTTTTGTAACTCAGACCTTTACAGCAAGTTCTAGAAACCCAAATCAAAGATATATTCTTCCAAATGTAGGAATTGATGCAGATTTAATCAGAGTTATAGTAAAAGATAATGAATCTTCTACTGTAAAAGACAAATATTCAAGATTTTCTAGTCTTTTTGGAGTAAATTCTTCTACAATGTTGTTCTTTTTACAAGAAATAGAGAATGAAAGGTATGAAATATTGTTTGGAGATGGAGTTTTTGGTAAAAAAATTGAAGAACCTAACTTTGTAGAGGTAAGTTATGTAGTTTCTAATGGTGAAGCAGCAAATGGACTGAATAATTTCAGTTTTTCTGGTAGATTAGTAGATAACAGTGGTTCATCTGTGACTAGTGGAGTGTCTTTAGTGTTCACAAATCACCCATCATCAGGTGGGAGTGCCATAGAAAGCATAGAATCCATCAAAAAATATGCTCCACAGATCTATGCATCACAAAATAGAGCAGTTACAGCAGCAGATTTTGAAGCTTTAGTACCTAGAATCTATCCAGAGGCAGAATCTGTGTCTGCATATGGTGGCGAAGAGTTATCTCCACCTGCTTATGGTAAGGTTTTTGTCAGTGTTAAACCTTTTAATGGTGTATTTTTATCTAGAGCAGTCAAAGAAAACATTAATAGAGAGTTAAGAAAGTATTCTTGTGCAGGAATTGTTACAGAAATACTAGATTTAAAGTATTTGTATGTAGAAACTGAGTCTACTGTATATTATGATACAAGTAAAGCAGCATCTTCAGATAGCGTAAGGAATATAGTATTAGATAATCTTGTAAAATATGCTAATTCTTCTCAATTAAATAAATTTGGTGCAAGATTTAAGTATAGTAAGTACTTAGGAGTAGTTGATAATAGTGAAAGTGCCATTACTTCTAACATAACAACTGTGTTTATGAGGAGGGATATGGAACCTAGCTTAAATAGTTTTGCAGAATATGAAATTTGCTTTGGAAATGAGTTTCATATAAAGAATACTAATGGTTATAACATCAAATCATCAGGTTTCTTTGTAAGTGGTATCAGTGATTGTCTATATTTTGGTGATCTTCCTAATGCAGACAGAGCAACAGGGACAGTTTTCTTGTTTAAACTAGCTGCTCCTACCCAACCAGTGGTAGTAAAAAGAGGAATTGGTATAATAGACTACATACATGGAGAGATTAAGTTAAATCCTATCAATATTATATCAACAAAATTGACTAGAGGAGTTCCTGGTGCAGAAGTTCCTCTAATTCAGATCTCAACATCTCCTCATTCTAATGATGTTATTGGATTACAGGATCTTTATTTGCAACTAGATACTAGTAACAGCAATGTAACCATGATTCCTGATGATATATCCTCTGGTACAAACACATCAGGATCAAGTTATAAGGTAACTTCTAGTTATGCCAATGGATCACTTGTAAGAGGCACTCCTCATATTGCAGGAACATCAGAAGGAACATTGAATGTATCAACATCAACCCCTACATCTAGTGTTACAACTACAGTAGGAAGCAGTGGAAACACTACTACAACAACTCCAACACCTAGCACATCAACAACACCTAGTGCACCAAGTGCTCCTAGTGGAGGTGGTGGATATGGATCAGGATACTAATACTAAGTCACAATAATGACAATAGAAACTAAGATTAAATTTCAAGATATAGTTGAAAATCAAGTGCCACGTTTTGTGCGTGATGATTTTCCACTTTTACCTGATTTTTTAAAATCTTACTATGTTTCTCAGGAAGTTCCTGGTGGAACTCTTGATTTGATACAAAATCTTGACAGATATGTAAAGGTAGATCAGTTATATGGGTTAAAAACTGGTACAATTTTGAGTGAAGATCTTACTCAAACATCAAGTGTAATAAAAACACAGGCTGCAGGTAACTTTACAGTAGGTTTTCCTGATAGAAATGGATTAATTAAGATAGATGATGAAATCATATTCTATGAGACTAAGACAGATAGCAATTTTGAGGGGTGTAGAAGGGGTTTCAGTGGCATTACAAGTCATGTTGGGTCAAATACACCAGACAAACTAGTATTTTCCTCCTCAGTAGGTGCTGCACACACTGATGGTGCTGTAATAGAGAACTTAAATATACTATTTTTACAAGAATTCTTCAAAAAAGTTAAAACTCAGTTTGCACCAGGTTTTACAGATAGACCTTTTGCACCAAATGTAGACCAAAGAAACTTCATTTTCAATAATGAGAGCTTCTATAGTACTAAAGGAACAGATAGTTCCTTTGAGATACTGTTTAAAGCACTCTATGCTGCTGATGTAGAAGTAGTTCATCCAGACAAATATCTATTTCGTCCATCAAATGCTGACTATAAGATCACTAAAGACTTTATTGTTGAGACAATTAGTGGTGATCCACAACAATTAACTAACCTTACACTTAATCAGAACTCAACTGGAGCAAGAGGTACTGTAACTAATGTAGTTCCCATCCCATATGATCAGGGACAATTCTACCAAATAAGTATTGATTCTGGTTTTTCAAGAGATATTAGTGTAAAGGGAACTATTTTTAATGAATTTAAGGTAAATCCAAAGACTAAAATTACAAATACTATTGGTGTTGGTGAAACAATTTTTGATGTAGACTCAACTTTAGACTTTCCAGAAACAGGAAAGTTGATTATTAAGGATGTTGATGATAATCCAGTGTCTTTAGCATATACTGGTAAGTCTATAAACCAATTTTATAATGTTACAGGTGCTATTAAAGACTTTAAAGTTGCTACTGACATAAGATTAGATGATTATTCCTTCGCTTTTGTTGGAGTTGGCACTGATGATCAGATACAAGTCAGAATGAGTGCTGCTTTGCAAGACATTGAGTTTAAAGAACCAAATAATTCTTATGAAATAGGTGATATTATCAAACTTCAGTCATTAGGAATAGAATCTAAGATTGAAAAAGCATCAAATTTCACCTATAACATTAAAACTAACTGGGAAATTGCTGAAATTCAGATTATTGATGAGGATCAGAGAAAATACACACTTTTTACCTATGATGAACAATATTTAAAGATAGGACATAAGATTACTTTAACAAGTCGTGACACAATTCCTGTTGTAGTTACTGGAACAGTCTCTCAAGTTACCTCTGCAACCTCTTTTGAGGTCTTATTGTCAGATGTTATCTCATTACAAAGGACTTGGGACTTTGAAAATCAAATTTTAAAGGGAAATTCATCAAAATATCCATATTTGGGTGATTTTATTGCTAATGTACAAAATAGTTACATATTAACTGATACAAAAGATGTATTAGTTGCCTCTAATTCACTCCCTAACTATGCAAATAAAGAGACTAACCCATATAATAGAAGAATTACCTTCACTGGTAGGTTAGTTAGTGTTGAAACTATACCCTTAACCACCACAACTGATCATGGATTTTACACTGGTGATGCAATTTACTATAAAGCTGGTATAACCAATGTTCAGGGCACTACAGCTGATGGTATAACCTTTAATACACCTGTTGAGAGTAGATTTAACAATATAGAAGATGGTGTTTTCTATGTAAGAAGAATTGATGCCAATAATATTAAATTATCACGTAGTAAAGGAGACTTATATGAAAATGTATATGTTGAATTTACTGGTGATGTTACAGACAATGAATTTATATACTTTGATTATTATCAAAAAAGGTTAGAACCTCAACAATTAGTCAGACAAATACTTCCTCCTGATAATAAGGGTGGAATTTATGAAACTGAACCAGGATTCACTGGTATTCTTAATAATGGTGTTGAAGTTTTAAACTATAAATCTCAAAATAGCACTATTTACTATGGTGATGTATTATCTTTTCAAGTAAAGAGAGGTGGATACAATTATGATGTAGTCAATCCTCCATTATTGATAGTAAATGATAATGTAGGAACTGGAGCAACTGGAATTGTTGCTACAGAGGGTGTATTTGAAAGAATAGAAGTAGTTGATCAGGGGTATGATTATATTGGCACACCAACCATATTAATAACTGGTGGTAATCCCACTGTTTCTGCAGAGGCAGAAGTAAATATGGTTCCAATAAACCATATACTTCCTTTTAATAGTGGTGAAGATTCTGGTGGTGGTAATGGAGTTCATTTATCAAATGATACTATTGGATTTACTACTTTTCATAAATTTAGAGATGCTGAGAGAGTGATTTATGATAATGGTGGTCAAACTAATGTTGGTGGCATGGACACTGATTCATCATACTATGTTTCAGTAATAGATAACTTTAAAATTAAACTTTACAATACTGAGTCAAATGCTATCAGTGGAACTGATCCTATTGATTTAACTTCATATGGAGTTGGAAGACAATTTATCAGATCATTTGAATCAAAAAGAGTTGTTTCTAGTGTAACTATCCTTAACTCAGGTAGTGGGTATCAAAATAAAAAAAGAACCATTGGTTCTGCAGGAATTATAACTGCTACAGATAGTATTAGTATTAAAAATCATGGATACCTTGAAAAAGAAATAGTTAGATATACTGCACCCACAACAGGTGATTCAGTTACTGGATTAGCAGAAAATAAAAACTATTATGTTAAAAAAATAAGTAATGATGAATTTTCTCTGTCTGAAGTTGGAATAGGATCAACTGCAGTTGACTATTACTACAATAATAGGATATTTACTAAGTTGTCAAAAACAGGTGGTGGATCATTTAACTATCAACCAATATCTGTCACTGTTGAAGGAACTATTGGTGTTTCCACTAGAGCTGGTGGACAGGATTTTAGTGCTGTTTTACAACCAATTGTAAGAGGACAAATATCATCTGTTGATTTAACACAAGCAGGTGTTGGATATGGTGCTTCTGAAATAATTAACTTTAACAGGCAACCAGTTATTACTTTTCAAAATGGTGAATCAGCACAAGCAAAGGCAGTTATCAATAATGGTAAAATTGATAGTATTTTAATTCAAAATTCTGGAAGAAATTATTGGGCACCACCTGATGTAACTATCAAAAGTAATACAGGAAACTTTGCTCAGTTAACTGCTAGAACAGATCCATCTACTGGAAGAATAAATGAAATTAAAGTGATAAAAGGTGGTACAGGATATGTTGATGGTCAAACTGATATTATAATAACTGCACCTGGTTTAAGTGCTCAAGTTGAAGCACAAATTCACCCATGGCAAATAAATTTATTTGAAAGAAACCTAATAAACATAGGAAGTGATGATGGAATAATAGAAGAAAATACAGAACACACATCTTTACAATATGGACATCTTTATGCACCTCGTCCGTTAAGAGAGGCAACATATGCTGTATCTGGAGAGGCAGAGGATAATACTCTGTATGGTACCCCAGATCTAGTCAGAGATGCTGAATCAGGTGTTGAGGTGTCTAGTGTCAATCACTCACCAATTCTTGGTTGGGCACATGATGGTAATCCAATATATGGTCCATATGGATTTACTAATAATGATGGAAGTGGATCTATTGTTGAAATGAAATCTGGTTATGAATTAAAACCAAATGAAACTAATAGACCACCACTTTCTTTATATCCAGCTGGATTTTTTACTGAAGATTATCAGTTTATTGGAAATGGACATTTGGATAAACATAATGGTAGATTTGCAATAACACCAGATTATCCAAAAGGAATCTACGCATATCATGCTACTATAAAATCTCAAAATGATGCTACAGGACCTTTTGAGAACTTTAGAAGACCAGCATTCCCTTATTTTATAGGTGCAACTTATAAGTCTAAACCCAATCCTTTTAATTTTGGCATCTCTTCTATTCAATCCAGATATGATATTATCGATAATGGTTGGGTAAGGAATACAAGAGACTATCATACCAACTCTGCAAGAAGTGGATATGATTATATCTTTAATTCTAATGATGAAAGAAAACAAACATTAGAAATTAGTGAAGTTAGTTTAGGTGAAGTTAATAAAATAGGAATTACTACAGGAGGAACAAATTACAAAGTAGATGATAAAGTTGTTTTTGATAACACAGGAACTGGTGGTGTAAATGCCCAAGCTTCCGTTAAGAGGATTAGTGGTCAAAAAGTCAATACAATTAGTGTTGCCTCTACCAGTTTTTCTAATGTTGAATTTGTACCATCCAGATCATCTACATCATATGTTGGTATAGTAACTACATCTCACAATCTAATTAATGGAAATTTGATTAGAGTGAGTGGATTATCAACTAATCTCAGTGGATTTTCTGAAAATGGTGCATACGGTGTTGGTATTTCTAGTGAAGCATATTTGTTATCTAGTGATATGGTTGCTCAAACTGGAGCAGAATTTATTGATGTTATTGGTAATTTAGAATGCACTATAAGAGAAAATGATATTTTAAGGATTGATCAAGAAAGAGTAAAAATTTTAAAGGTTATACCAGAAAAAAGACAACTTCGTATATTAAGAGCAGTTGATGGAACTACAGCAGGTGTTCATACTAACAGTGCATTCTTATATGAGGATTCTAGAAAGTTCACATTCAACACTCGCACTGGTTTACAAACAGATAGAACATTTAATATTAATTTTGAAGAATATTTTGATCCATCTCAGGTAGTTGGAACAGGGACTGCAAGAGGAGTTGGTATAGGAACTACAATTAGTTTTACAGATGTAGTATCATCAGGAACAACACAAGCATTTGTGCGCACACAAAATTTATGGTTTGAAGAACATAGTTTTCAATTAAATGACAAAGTTGTTTATAAAGCTAATGGTGGAACACCTATCTTAGTATGGACAGGAGTCTCTGGTAATCCTTATGTTAATTTGGATACTTTTTCTAATTTATTTGCTGTTCCTACATCTCCTAATACTATAGGTATTGCAACAGGTAGAGTTGGTCTTGGTAGTGATTCTGATGGATATTATGTTGGTGTGAATAGCACTGCAGTTCCATCAACTTTATATTTTGTAAATCTTGGTGTTGGCAATACTCATAGTTTTAAAACTAACCTTAATAATGTTATTACTGGATCTATAACTCAAAACACTGTTACTGTATCAACATCTTCTACACATCAATTGAAATTCAATGATACTGTATTTGTTTCAGTAAAACCAAAAGATGTAAAAACTGTTGAAGTTAAATATAATGATTTTAATAGAAGAATAGTTTTTGATCCTCAGGATTTTGTTGCTGGTGATATTAATTTATCTCTAAACACTATAAGAGTAACTCAAGGTGTGTTTAATATTGGTGATAAAGTCATTCATACTGCATCATCACCTGCAGGTGGTTTAGTTAATGAGAAAATGTATTATGTTATGTTTTATAATCAAACTAATATAAAACTAGTTGAAGAAAGAACTGAATTACAATCAAAAAATCCAAAATTTGTAACCATATCAAGCACTAGTGCTGGTACTTTATCTAAAGTTAATCCATCTCTTCTTCTTAGAAAGAATCAACAACTTAAATTTGATGTATCAGATTCCTCATTATCATTTACTGATGATGGAATAACATATTCTGCATTTAAACTACAGTTCTTTAAAGATAAAGAATATCTGGATGAGTTTGTAACTACACAACAAAATGATGCTTATGAAGTCCAATCTTCAGGAAGAATGGGTATTGATTCAGATGCTGTTGTTACAGTATCCATGACAGATGAAGTTCCTTCTTTATTATTCTATAAATTTAATGTCAATAATATAGACAGAATTACCACTCTCAAAAATGAGATTAAAATTGATACTACAGTTTCTCAATTTAATCAAATTAACATAAAACCAACTTATTATGATGGTAATTATACAATTAGTGGAGTGGGAACTACAAGTTTTAAATATGATGTTCCTTTTTCTCCAGATGTAACTCAATATGATCCAACTGTTGCAGATATAAGTTATGAGACCACATCTAAAACTGGTCAAGGTGCAGTAGTTGACTTTAGATTAATAAGTGGTGGTCAGAACTATAAAAAACCACCCACAATCACTGGTGTCTCTGTTGGATCAACAATTAGATCTGGAATAGGAAGTGGTGCTATATTGGTTGCTCAAACATCATCTATTGGTCAGATAACTGGCACTAAGTTAAACAACATAGGATTTGATTATCCTTCTGATAGAACTTTAAAAGTTATTCCCAATCTTCCTGATATTATAGAAGTTGATAGGTTAAGTTCTCTTGACTATGTTGAAGTTACTTATCAGGGAACAAACTATCCAGCACCTCCTGATGTAGTTGTTATAGATGGTTTCACCAAAGAAGTCTTAGGTGATATTGATTTAGAGATGGTATTAGGTGAAGATAGACTTAAAATAATTCAAAATACAGAGGGAATTTACAATGTTGAACCTAGAATAGTTCCTGTTGGAAATCCAAATGGAATTGGTATCAGAGACCTAACATATAGTAGTGATGGATCAGGAACAACAACAAATTTACCAAACACTGTTAGATTATTTTTTGATAGAACATTTAGTAATGCAGCAGATTTTGCAAAAGGTGGATTTAATGTTGGTGAGAAATTCTTACTTGAAAATGTTAGTGTTGGTTTAGGTAGCACTGGTAGAGGATATAATTCAAAAGAATATGGATATAAATTATGGACTATTACTGCAGCTAATGGTCAAATAGGTGGTGCTAATGCATTTATAGAGTTTGTTTTACCTTCAGAGGAACTAGTGGATAGAGTGCCAGGTGTAATGGTTCCAGCAGAGTCTGCTGCTAGAGTTGTATTGGAAAGTCACTTCCCTAGATTTAGAACTTTCTTAAAACAGAATCAATTCTTCAATGGTGAGACTGTTATTGATGATATTGGTCAAATAGGTGTAATTGAAAGATGGAAATCAGAGAGTAATCAATTAACTATTTCTACTGAGCAAGAATTTAGAGTTGGATCTAAAATTACTGGACAAAGTTCAAGAATATCTGCACTTGTTACAAGTAATTTAAATTTCCCTGCTGAGATCACAACTGGTGCTGGAACTACCATAAATCATGGATTTCAATCTGATTCTGGAATGCTTAATAACAGTTTCCAAAAATTACCTGACAATGCTTACTATCAAAAGTTTTCATATGCTTTAAGATCTCTTATTCCTATTGATACTTGGGGTGACACAGTAAAATCATTATCTCATGTAGCAGGTTTTGATAGGTTTAGTGATTTAGATATAGAAAGTAAAGATCCTGATGCTGTTATTACTAGAACTGAGCCAGCAAATTTTGAAGCAATTGCTGAAATACAAAGTGTAGCTGAGGTTCATTCTTATCCTGATTTTGATAATGTTAGTGAGATAGCAGTCAATGTAAATGGTGAATTGGTATCAAGAGATATACTATTTGCAAATAGACCCATAACAGATTTCTTCCAATCCATAGGAAATAAAGCAATTGATATTGATGACTTTAGTGCAACATTTAACAACAATGAAAGAACCACTAAGTTCTCTAGAGTTGGTGAATTTACTAAAAATGATACTTTTAACAAAGTATTCACTTTAGTAAAAGATCAAACATTCAGTGATGAGAGACAATTCTCAATTGTTTCCTTAATGCAACATGATGATGTAGCATTTATTAATGAATATGCTGTTTTAGAAACTTTCCCTGAGTTAGGAACTTTTGATTACATTCCTACAACAACAGGATGGGATTTAACATTTAATCCAATCAGAACTGAATTCAATCTATATGATGTAACTAATGCTTCTATAAGTGTTAAAGATAATATTGTAGGTGTAGCAAGCACTGCTCTAGGAGATGCTGTTTCATTTGCATCTACACATGTTGATATTGGTATTGGTGTTACTACAACCATTGCAAAAATGCCTGTAACATTTAGATCAGGTCATTTTATGGTTCAACTTGAAACTCCTAATCAAGACTTTTTTGGTAGTGAAGTTACTGTGATTCATGATGGAACAAAAGTAAATGCAATAGAATATGGTGATATACAAAATAAATCAGGTGAAAATATTACAGGATTTGGTACTTTCAATGCAAGCATAGTTGGAACAAATGTAAATCTTGATTTCATACCTAGTGTTGGAGTTGCTTTAACTGCAAATGCTTCTTCTATTTTCCTAGCATCTTATCCTCAATCTTCTGGTATTGGATCTTGTACTTTAGATACAGTTAGACTTATATCAGATAGAAGACAAGTTGCTGCTGGTGTTACCACTCCAATTGCAACTTATGCCAGTGATGGATCAGGTGTTAATTTCAGACCAACTGCAGCATATTATTTTGTATCTGTAGAAGGAACAGGTGGTGCTGATGGAATGTATGAGACTTTTGAAGCTGCTATGATTAATTCAGAAAATAATGAAGCAGTTGTTGATTTTGGAGAAGTTAGTCTTAATACCACATCATTAGGAACAGTGAGTGCAACTTCTGGTGGCAACAACGCTAATTTAACTTTCTTCTCAGCAACTCCAGCTAATGTAGTAGTGTTTGGAATTGAATTACAAATATTTGATAACCAAGAATTTTCTCCAAATTTACCACTTGGTAATGTTGAAGTTCTCAGTAATAGAGGAAGATATGTAGGAACTAAGTTAGATCTCCAAACTGCCTTTGATTTAAAACATAATGAAGATCCTATCTTCAGAAGACAATTTAATGGTAATAGAGATGCTGGAACTGGTTCAAATGGTTTAAATATAGCAAAGAATACAGTTAATATTCCAAATCATTTCTTTGTTACTGGAGAGAAAGTTAATTACAGTTTCCAAGGAGCAACTACTCTTAATGCTGTTAGTATTGAAGAAACAGTGGTTGCTGGTATTGGTACAACTGATAAACTTCCACAAGAATTATTTGTTGTTAAATTTGGTGATGATGGAATAAGATTTGCTGAATCAGCAGAGAAAGCATTGAAGAAAAACCCTGAAGTATTCACAATTACTGCAGTTGGTATTGGTACATCACATCATCTAACTGCAACTAATGAAAACTCTAAGGCAATTTTATCTATTGATAATGTAATACAATCACCAATAGCTGGTACTGCTGTTACAACTGCTTTAAGTAATGATATAGTATTTGCTCAAATCACTGCTGTGACTGGAATAACGTCGTTCGCTGCGGCAGATCTTGTCAAAATAGACGATGAAATATGTAAAGTGCTTGATGTTGGAGTAGGTGGTAATAATTTAAAATTATTAAGAGCACAATTAGGAACAGGTCTTGCTGCACACTCAGCTGGTTCTGTGGTCACTAAATTGGCTGGTAATTATAATATCAATAAAAACACATTACACTTTGCTGAAGCACCTGCAGGTAATACACCACTCAGCACAACAACTGATCCAGATTCAACATCATTTGCTGGTATTGTAACTCATTCAACCTTCCATGGAAGAATCTTTACTAGAACTGGTAAACAGAACTCTACTCAAGAAACATACACCAATAATATGGTGTTTAATGATATTTCACATGAGTTTACAGGTATTCAAAGTGCATTTACTCTAACAACTGGATTTGGAGATTCTAAGACTAATGCTATTGGATTTGCAACAAATAATGGTTGTGTATTAGTTAATGATGCATTCCAACAACCATCATCTCTAGATCAAGGTAACTATGACTTTAATCAAGTTGCTACTGCAACTACAATTACCTTTACTGGTGAGGCAGACTCTCTTGCAGCATATCGTAGGCCAACTGATGAAGTATTGGGTGAGAATGCAAATAGAACTAATTACCCATCTGGTGGTAAGATTCTATCTGTTGGTTCAGTTGGTGGTTTTGCATATCAACCTTTAGTTGCTGCTGGTGGAACTGCTACTGTCTCTGCTGCTGGTTCAATTACTGCTGTAAGTATAGGTAATAGTGGATCTGGATACAGAGTTGGTGTTCAAACTACAGTCAATGTTGGTGTTCAAACTTATGGAGTTGGTATTGCAAGTTACCTTAAAGTTGGAACTGCAGTAGTTGGAATTGCAACCACACTTGGAAATAGAGGACATATTGTAAGTATTAATATCACAAATACTGGAACTGGTTACACTGACTTTGTAGATGATAGACTCACTACAATGACTGCTGTAGCAGTTGCAGGAACAACTATTGTATCTGTTGCAACCACAGAGGGAATCAATCCTGGTTCTTTTGTTTCTATTGCTCAAACAACTGCAAGTTCTATTTCTACACAAGTAGGAATCATTACCAATGTGTCAGTTGCAAGTGTTGGTGATGGTAATATAACTCTTGGTTCTTCAATCTTCCCATCTGGTGTAGGTATAGGAACAACAACTCCAGCACCTGTTGTAACTGTTAAGAGGTATGATCCACCTGAAGTTATTATAGATGCACCTGTAAGTTATAGTAATATTCCTTTAGCATACTCATCAACATCAACAACTGGAGCTGGTCAGAGTGCTTCTGTTGATGTAATTGTAGGACAGGGATCAAGTATAATTGATTTTGAAATTAAGAGAGAGGGATATGGATTTGGTAATGGAGAGATATTAACTGTTCCTATTGGTGGAACAACTGGTATTCCCACTGATATAACTAAAACTTTCTCTGAGTTCAAACTTACTGTACAAGATATTCATTCAGATGAATTTAATGGATGGACATTTGGACAACTACAACCAATTGATTCATTTACTAGTCTATTTGATGGATTTAGAAAAGTATTCCAGTTAAAGATCAATAGTGGTGCAGTATCATTAAAGACTTTCTTTGGATCAACAATCAAGGCAGAACAATCATTACTAGTATTTGTAAATGGACTTTTGCAGAAACCAAACTATGCTTATAACTTAGGTAGTGGTGGAAGTTCAATAGTATTCACTACAGCACCTAAAGCAGATGATGAGTGTAGTGTTCTATTCTATAAGGGAACACCTGATATTGATGTTGCTCTTCTCAGTATTGCAAAAACAATTAAGAGAGGTGATACCCTTGACATCAACAATAACCCTGAAAAAGGTCAAGGTCCAGGTTTAGATCAGGAACCAAGAACTATTTTAGGAATCACATCACTAAGTTCTGACACTGTTTCAACTAATCCATATAGACATCTAGGTATCACAACTGACATCAGTTTACTTAGACCTGCATACTGGAGAAAGCAAACCACTGATGCTATCATCAATGCTGAAGTTGTTGGAAAGGATAGAGTTGAATTAGAAGCTGAACCATTCCCAACATCTTATTTGATTAATTCTGTTAGTGCAGGTGCAACTGAGTTTTATGTTAATAGTTCAGTTCCATTCTTTAATCCAAACAATGAAGAATCCACTAATAAAGCAATTACTCAAAACTTTGTAGATATTATATCTCAGAATACAGTTAGAGTTGGATTAGCAACTGCTATAATTTCTGATACTGGAACTGTATCATCTGTTGATTTGACCAATATTGGTTTTGGATACACTGGAGTTCCTACTCTTAAATTCTCTGCTCCTCCTGAGGGAAGTGGATTTACCACTGCTACTGCTACTGCAACAGTAAGTGCTGGAGGAACTATAACAGGTATCACAGTTACAAATACAGGAACTGGATATACTAATACTAATCCACCTGTAATTCAGATAGAACCACCTAAACCTGTAATAGAGTTTAATGTAGATGTTGATTCATATTCAGGTGACTTTGGTGAAATAGTTGGATTAGGAACAACCACTGTTGGTGGTAAAAACAAATTAATTTTTGACTTCTTTATATCTGAAGATTCTATATTGAGAGATGCTGCTGGAGCAACATCACCAGTTGGTGCTGCTGTTACAGTTAGTGGAATCAGCACTGGTGACTTCTTTGTGGTTACTAATAGCAATCATCTGTTCACTAGAGGTGAGGGTGTTAACACACCAACTAGTGTTGTTATAACTAATGGTGGATCTGGATATAAAACTGCAGATGGTGATGCTAGTGGAACCAGATTAAATGTTGCAGCTACAGGTGGTACTGGAAATGGATTAACTCTTGATTTAACAATAGCAAGTGGTGTCATAACTGCAGTTGCTATTAGAAATCAAGGATCTGGTTATAAACTTGATGATTCATTAACTCTTAATGTATCACCAGGTTCAAGTTGCACACTTCAAATAAATAAAGCATTTGGAACTCTAGAAACTAGAGGAGCAACTGACACTTCTGTGATAGTTGGAACAACCACCTCTTTCTTAGATAATGTATATCAAGTGGAAAGCACTGAGGTTGTTACTGTTTCAAATACATCCATTGGCATTGCTACTGTAGGAAGTGGTACCACTAATATAAGAAGAGTATTTACTAATGTTGCTGGATTAAGTACAAATAACTTCTCATCCTCATTATTGACTTTTGACTCTGGTAACATTGGAGTAGGAACTGCTACTTTTGATACTAGATCAACTGAAACCTATACAGGTACAATATTACCTTCATCTTACTGGGCTAACTATAGTTGGGGTAAGATTACAGTTGCCAGAGATCAATCCAACAACTTTGATGCTTACACTAGAAATGGTGCTATAGGATTAACAACATCTACCATAATCTCTAGATCTAAACCTCTAGAATTTAGGGACTATGCGACATAATAAATACATTTACGGAAAACCTTTAATTAAATAATGGCTAAATTAGGAATTAGTACAGGAACCACGCCCAATGATGGAACAGGTGACAGCCTTTTAGATGGTGCCGTTAAGGTTAATTCAAATTTTGATGAAGTTTATACTAAGATAGGAGATGGAACAAATTTATTTGTAGGAATTGTTAGTTCTATTACAGTATCAGGACCTCTAAGCATAAGCACCACTTTTGGTGCACCTGTTATAACTGGATTAGCAAACACTGCCAATATAAATGCAAACAACTTCCAAGTAACTGGCGTAGGAACAATAACAGGAACTACAAAGTTAGCAGGTATCAACACATTCTCTGATGCTGGATACACTGTAGCAGGTGTAATGACTGCAAGTAATATAATATCAAATGAAACTATTAAGGTAGCTGGTATAGTTACAACCTCTGAAGATGGTATTAATGTCTCAGCTGGTGTAACTGCTAGGACTTTAGCAATTCAAAATGTAACTGAAACTGATCATTTTGTTGGTTTAAACACTGTATTCCTAGATCATACTGGTATTGCTGCCACTGCTATTGCTATATCTGATACTGCTAGTATTGGATTTGGTTCTATAACCAGTGCAAACATCACTACAATAAATTCAAACTTAGTAAGAGGTAATAGTGGTA